TGGCGCGTATGGTCGGGGATGTGCGCCATCACGCGGCAATCAGCGGTTTTTGCCCCTGCAACAAAACGACCTGATCTTGCGTAGTATTCATCTATCGTCTGGACAGAGGTGACGGCAGAGGAAGCAGCCCGGAAATCAACGGGTCCTTCCTGGCCAAAAACCAATGCGGGGGGTCGACAGCGCGGCGCTTCTTTAGCGTCAGGGTGCGAACCAAGGTTCGCACGGTTCGCAGTTCGCACCCCGCCAGTTCGCACTAACCCCAAAACCCGCCCACGGCTTCGTCGGCGGGTTTTCTATTTTCAGGACACCTTCTTTGAATACGCTCAACGTCGAGTACCGCAAGGTCGAAGCGCTGATTCCCTACGCCCGCAATCCGCGCACGCACTCCGACGTACAGGTCGCCAAGATTGCCGCTAGCATCGTCGAATACGGCTGGACGAACCCGGTTCTGGTTGATGGCGACAACGGCATCATCGCGGGCCACGGTCGTTTGGCTGCTGCACGCAAGCTGGGGCTGGATCAGGTGCCGGTGATCGAACTGGCCCANCTCACCACCGCGCAAAAGCGCGCCTTGGTCATCGCCGACAACCGGCTGGCGCTTGACGCGGGTTGGGATGAGGAGATGTTGGCGCTCGAACTGGCGNAGCTTTCCGAAGCGGGTTTTCGAACTGGCACTGACCGGCTTCGAGAACATCGAGATCGATGCGCTGCTGGCAGATGCCCGGTCGACTGAAGGTGAACCGGCTGCGCACGATGATGCAGACGCCGATGAACCTGATACGACCGATGACGTACCTGACACGCCAGTGGTGGCGGTGTCGCGCGAGGGAGATGTCTGGGCCATCGGCTCGCACCGGTTGATCTGTGGCGACGCCACCGACCCAGCCGTGGTTGCCACGCTGATGCAGGGTGACACCGCGCAGCTTTGCTTCACTTCGCCGCCGTATGGCAATCAGCGCGATTACACCTCCGGCGGCATTGGCGATTGGGATGCACTGATGCGCGGTGTGTTTGCGCATCTGCCGATGGCGGGCGACGGACAGGTGCTGATCAACCTCGGGCTGATCCACCGCGACAACGAAGTCATCCCCTATTGGGACGGCTGGCTGTCCTGGATGCGGTTACAGGGCTGGCGGCGCTTTGCCTGGTACGTCTGGGATCAGGGGCCGGGCATGCCCGGTGACTGGCAAGGCCGACTGGCACCCAGCTTCGAGTTCGTTTTCCACTTCAATCGCAGCACCCGCAAACCCAACAAGATCGTGCCTTGCAAGCACGCTGGCCAGGAATCGCACCTGCGCGCTGACGGGACGTCCACGGCGATGCGCGGTAAGGATGGCGAGGTCGGCGGCTGGACACACAAGGGTCAGCCGACGCAGGACACTCGCATCCCCGACTCGGTGATCCGCGTGATGCGCCACAAGGGCAAGATCGGGCAGGACATCGATCACCCGGCTGTGTTCCCGGTGGCGTTGCCGGAGTTTGCCATCGAGGCTTACACCGAAGCCGGAGACATTGTGTTCGAGCCCTTCGGTGGAAGCGGTACCACGATGCTGGCCGCGCAGCGCACTGGCCGCATCTGCCGCAGCATGGAGATCGCGCCGGAGTACGTGGACGTGGCCATCAAGCGCTTTCAGCAGAACCAGCCTGGCGTGGCGGTCACGCTGCTGGCAACAGGTCAATCGTTCGAACATGTTGCCGCCGAGCGCGCCACCACCGTTGATGATGAGGTGCTGGCATGAACTGGTTGGCAGACAAGATCGAACAGTGGCCAACCGCCAAACTGCTGCCCTATGCACGCAATGCGCGGACGCACTCGGATGATCAGGTGGCGCAGATCGCCTCATCGATTGCCGAATTTGGTTTCACCAATCCGATTCTCGCTGGCAGTGACGGCGTGATCGTTGCCGGGCATGGGCGCTTGGCGGCTGCGCAGAAGCTCGGGCTGGAGATCGTGCCCGTGGTCGTACTCGATCACCTGAGCCCGACCCAGCGCCGCGCCTTGGTCATCGCGGACAACCGCATCGCCGAAAACGCAGGCTGGGATGATGCGATGTTGCGGATCGAGTTGGAGGCGCTACAGCTGGACGGTTTCGACCTCGACATCACCGGCTTTGACGCCGACGCGTTGGCCGAACTGATCGCGGGCGACGAGCCGAACAACGAAGGCCAGACCGATGAGGATGCTGTACCGGATGTTGGCGAGACACCGATCTCGCGTCCGGGTGATATCTGGATCATGGGTCAGCACCGGCTGCTGTGCGGCGACTCGACCGTGGCAAAGAGCTATACCCGGCTGATGCAAGGCGACGTGGCGGACATGGTGTTCACCGACCCACCGTACAACGTGAACTACGCCAACAGCGCCAAGGACAAGATGCGCGGCAAGGATCGCGCGATCCTCAACGACAACTTGGGCGATGGTTTCTACGACTTCCTGCTGGCAGCACTGACGCCGACCATCACGCATTGCCGGGGTGGCATTTACGTGGCGATGTCGTCCAGCGAATTGGATGTGCTGCAGGCGGCCTTCCGCGCCGCTGGTGGCAAGTGGTCGACGTTCATCATCTGGGCCAAGAACACTTTCACGCTCGGTCGCGCTGACTACCAGCGCCAGTACGAACCAATCCTGTACGGATGGCCCGAGGGTGCGCAACGTCACTGGTGTGGTGACCGTGATCAGGGCGATGTGTGGGCGATTAAGAAGCCGCAGAAGAACGACTTGCACCCGACGATGAAGCCGGTGGAGCTGGTCGAGCGAGCCATCCGAAATTCGAGCCGCCCGGGTAACGTGGTACTCGATCCGTTCGGTGGTTCTGGCACAACGTTGATTGCGGCGGAAAAGTCAGGTCGCGTCGCGCGGCTGATCGAACTCGATCCTAAGTACGTGGATGTGATCGTGCGCCGGTGGGAGGACTTCACCGGCCAGACGGCTATCCGCGAGGCGGCAGACCAGGAAGTGTGCGCCAGTTGAATGGCTGGCCGGGCTGCTTGGTATCTTCTTCCTCGGCGATACGCCGCAGGATTTGCATAGTGGTGAGATCGTGCGGCAGTGCCATGCACATGACGCGCACGGCCCGCTCGATGGAGACGTCTGGACGCCGGTTGGCAATCAGCCAACGCAGCGCCTGCTCCCGTTCGGTGGCGGGTGTTTTCATCAGGCTGCCAACTCTTCGCAGATCTCGCAGTGGATCACAAAGCCCGTCAGGTAAGGCATGCCGCGCGCGATGCCGTGCTGCTTGCTGGTCTGGCGGCCAATCGTCCAGCCCATCCAGCGTTGGGTGGCGGCGTTGATCGCATCCTGCAAGGCTTGGCCTTGGTACAAACCGTTCTGGACGTCGTCGGCAAAATGGCGTCCGTGGCGGCTGTCTAGGAAGATTCGCACCGACTCGAGGGGCTGGTGAGTGGCGTCCGAGATGGCGGTCATGGTCAACGGCCATGCGGCTTCCGCGTGCTCGTTCATCGTGCCCCAAAAGCCCCAGGCTTCGTTCTGGGTGGCGGGGATCTGGTTGTTGGTCATGGCGTTTTCTCCTTCGGTTTGATCGTTGCGACACCTGTAGTAACGCGCTGTTCGATTGAGAAGCCAAGCTGTTCCTGGCTTCTTTTTCCATCAATTTCGATCACCCGAGACGGGCTACGTAGCGGGCGTAATCACCGCCCTCGGGATTGACGTAGAGATAGGGNCGTCCNGGAGCAGTGACCTCGACGCANAGGTAGCCGTCGCCAGTGCCGCCACCCTTGCCACGCANCCAGTCGCGCGACACCAGCAAGCTGCNCCCAAAGGCGTCGAATTCGGCAGGGGTCAGTTCCNTGGTCTCGGTGACGTAGACCTTGTGCTGGTCGCGACCGCCCAGTTCGNCGAGGTCGGCAGGTTTNCGTGCAAACGGCAGNCGGACGCTCAATTCTTCGACCTGGAGGCTCTGGCCTCCAAACTGCAGGGTACGGTGGGTGCGTTCGATGGTGATGGTCATGGTGCTCATGGCGGTTCTCCTGGTGTGGCGTCGTCAATCACGACACCTGTATGAACGCGCTGGTGGGGAGAGAAGCCAAGCTATTCATGGCTCTTCTCCCCATCTTCTTTCAGGCGATGCGGTAGACCCGCTCGCCGCCCTGTGGCTTGTCCGAGACGATGTTCAGGCCCAGCTTTTTCTTGAAGGCTCCGGCGAAGGTGCCGCGCACCGTGTGCGCCTGCCAGCCGGTGGCGGTGCAGATCTGGCCGATGGTTGCGCCCTCGGGGCGTTGCAGCATCCGGATCACTTCGGCCTGCTTGCTGTTGTCGCGGGTGCG